CCGCCTCGACCGCAGTTCCTGGACGGCCCGCTGTGGAAACCAGACCTGGATCTTCACCGGCATAAACAATCGCGAGGACTACCAGAAGATCAAGTCCCTGACGGACGTCAACTTCATATGGGCGAATGAGCTGACAGAACTCCGCGAGTATGATTATCGGGAACTCTCTTTGCGGCTTCGTGGTGAGAAATCGACGGGCAAGTATGGATATCGCCAGCTCATCTCGGACTTCAACCCCATCGGCAAGACTTCCTGGATCTATGAGAGGTTCTGGCAGCGGCTGCCGGATTCTGCTCTGAAGCTAAGGTACACGGTCCTGGACAATCCCTGGGCGGATCCCGGATACGTCAACCAGCTGAGACGCTCGGCCGAGGACGACAAAAACTTCCACAAGATCTATTTTCTTGGCGAATGGGGCGAACTCCTGGGCGTCATCTTCAACTGGGACGTCGTCCCGCTCCCGGAGATCCGTTTCGATGAGATCTTCTATGGCGGGGATTTCGGCTATTCGATCGACCCGGCTGCCCTCATGAAGATCTATCGTAAGGCGGATGAATATTGGGTCGAAGAGAAGATCTACGAGACGGAACTGACCAACCCGGCGCTTGCGAAACGATGCAAGGAAGAGGGCGTCGGGCCTTACGACGACACTTACTGGGACTCGGCCGAGCCGAAGTCGATCCAGGAACTCAACGATAACGGGCTGAACGCGAAACCATCCCGCAAGGGCCCGGATAGCGTCAGGGCGGGCATCGATTTCCTGCTATCGAAGAAAATCCACATCGTCGAGGGATCTCCGAACCTGGCCAAAGAGGTCAAGTCCTATATCAGGAAGAAAGACAAGGATGGGCGCAATCTCCCGGTCCCGATCGACTTCAATAATCACGCCATCTCGGCCACGCGCTATGGGATTACGACTCATGCCCACGCCGAGGGCGTCTATATCAGCCAATCCAAGGAGGACGTCTACTGATGGGCGCACTCAAGGACTGGATGCGCGGCCCGGCTAAGCTCGAGGCGATGCGGCTCGAGAACGAGAACCTCACCCTCAAGCTCGAGATGCAGGCGCTGGTCATCGAGGACGTCACGAGCGTCACGAGTAGGGACAAGAAGTATAAGGGCAACGCCTATCAGACCTACTCAGAGGCGGTCAAGGAACTCGCGGAGAAGTACGAGGGCAAGGCCGATTGGGGCGTTGTTCAGACCGGGAACATTATCGACATCCGCGCGGCCTTCATATCTGCCGGCGGACTCAAGGTCTACCCGAACAAGGCCGCGGCCATGAAGCAGGGGGGGGGCGAGAAGAAACCCACCGAGGGAAAGAAGAAGCCGGGCCTCAAGGCGTTCGCCGCCAATGAGATGGAGTTCGTCCAGCGCTTCCTCGAGGCGAATAACCTCGACCACGAGATGGTTCTGCAATTCGCCAAGGAAGGCGAACTCGAAGGGCGGTTCCTGGGCGAGCTCTTCTGGGATGAGGAAGCCGAGATGGTCATGCTGCGCTACCGGTCATGGGCCGACATGCAATACAAGATCAAGCCGGACTCGAAGGATTATTCAAAATTCCTGGAGGCCACCTGGACAGATGCCGCCAACAATCCGGTGACCCTCAAGGAAGAGGCCTTCGTCTATGGCAAGCTCGCCGGTCGGGTACACAAGGCGGACGACCCCTATCCGAAAGTCGCGAAATGCCTGACGCAGGTCGAATACCTCGATATGGCGATCCGCGACTGGCGGGAGATCGACAGGCTATTCGCCTCGCCCGTCCCCGACGTTGAATTCGACACCGCGGACAACGCCAAAAAGGGCGCCGACGCGGTCGCGAACATCAACTTCAAGACAAAGAAGATGTTCTCCCACACGGGCAAGTTCACCTTCAAGGCGCCTGAGATGACCGGGACGGATTCCCTCGACCGCGAGATCACGATGCTTTCAAAGATGATCAGCGGCACGACCGGCGTGCCCGTTCACTTCATGGGCCTCCCGGACCTGATGTCGAACCGGGCCACGGCCGAGAACCTGATGGAGCTAGTCTCGGCGTCGACCTCGAAAGAGCGGGCGATCTGGAAGGGGCTTTATCAGAGCGTCATCAAGAAGGCTATCGCCATGTGGAACGCTCAGAGCGGGAAGACGCAACTCGACGCTTCGAAGCTCACGGTCGACATCCCCTACATCACCCAGGAGACCTGGAGCAAGGTCCGGGACGTCTATCTGCCGCTCTATAACGCCAGGGCGATCAGCCTCGAGACGCTCCTCGCGCAGCTCCCCGATATCGACATCGACGAGGAGCTGGCCCGCAAGGAAAAGCGTGACGCCGAGGCGATGGAGCGGTTCGCGTCCACCGAGGACGATAAAGACGAGGATCTGAACAACGACGACGAAGAGGAGGAGGTCTGACATGAACGAACGCATCACGACGAGCCAGCTGCCGCCGATCGCGGAGCGCCAGGCCGGAAAAGGCGGGGACGTCATCACGTCCAACAAGATCCAGCCGAACCGGCCCCGGGACCTGGGCGCGGACCGCACGCGGTTCGACGGGAAGGTCATCACGACCCGGAACCTCGAGGAGGTCCAGGAGGAGAACCGCAAGGCCGAGAAGGGCAAGAAGAAGTAGTGCCATGAAGCAGACCGTCCAGGCCCGGCTCCTCGGCATGGCCGAGTCCGAGATCCTAGACTATGTGCCGACGGGGACCTATCTCGAGATCAAGAAGAAGGACCCGACTCCGACCTTCAAGGCCTTCGTCGTGGGCGGGGAGGGCACCTGGAAGCCGTCGCTCGTCGGCTTCGGCCAGGTCGTCCAGAAATGGTTCCGGTCGGCCGTCACGAAGATCGTCAGCCTGCTCGAGCGGTGGACTCCCGTCTTTCATCTTCATGCGACGACCAACGCCCAGGACGGGCGGCCGATCATCGGGCGAGTTGTCGGCAAGGCGGAAAAGGAAATCGATGGCGCCGCTTCCGCCCTGGCCATCATCTACATCCTGCCCGAATACCAGGGCCTGGATCTCGACATCGCCTCGATCGAGGCCGACGTCAACGTCATGGCCGGCGAGAAGACGAGCGATATCGAGGACGTCAACGTGCTAGGGATCACCGGGATTGCCCTGGGCAATTCCTCGGTCAATAAGCCCGCGTTCCCCGGGGCGACCCTCTTGGCGTCGCTCCAGGCGTTCGCCGGGAAAAATCAGCCCATACCGGGAGGTAATGGAAAAATGACAAAAGAAGAGATCATCGCAGGGATCAAGGACCTGCGACTGAACCCGTCCGACCTGTTCCAGCCGACGCAGATCATCGGAGATCCGATCGTCGCGGAGCACGTCAGGGAAAAGACCGTGGGCGAGTATGCCCATCGGATGAGGACCGACGAGGCCTTCCAGAAGGCGAAGGGCGATTGGGACAAAGAGAAGGGCGACCTCGTAAAGAGGGCCGAAAAGGCCGAAGGAGTCGCTATCAAGGTCTCGTCCGGTGAAGCACTCAAGACCACCCTCAAGGAGCGCAAGCTCGTCGACGACACGGGGAAACCGAAGGACGAGAAGCTCGTCAAGTTCATCAACAAGAACTACGAGAAGAGCTTCAAGCCGACGGACGAGGCCTCCCTCAAAAAGGATCTCGACAAGTTCCTCGACGGCGCGGTCGATGATTTCAAGGACCTTTTCGGTGAGCCGAAGCCCGGCGCCGGCGAGGGTGGAGACGCCGCAGCGGCCGCAGCCGCGGCTGCCGCGGGAGGCTCGGGCGCGGGAGCCGATCTCACCGACCCGAAGAACAACCCCCTGATCCCCCAATAGGGCAGGGCATCTCAACAAGGAGAATTTCGCATGAGCATCACAGGGCCTCATGTCAGGTCCGAACACAGGCGGTCCATCGACCTCACCGTCCCCGGCGGGGGCGTGACCAAAGGTCAGATGGACCTCATCCAGGGGCTGGTCGGCGTCTGGGCCGAGACTAAGGACGCGGGCGAGACCTGCGCCTTCATCTACCAGGCCGACGCCATCCTCGTCCCCAAGGGCATCGGCTCGACGTCGATCTTCGCCGCCGGCGGCAAGGTCTACTTCGATCACGCCGACGCGAACGTCAACGAGTCGTCGGGCGGCAACACGCTCTGCGGCCGGGCGCTCGAAGCGGCCATCGCCGCGGACACCGAGGTCCTCATCGACCTCGAGGGCCATCTGGCGGCCTAAAGGAGGACACCATGAAAGGCAAAATTATTTCCGACTGGTCCAAGGCGGACTTCCAGACCGACAGGGGTCGGGCCCTCATCCGGGGCGCCCTCCAGGCCTTCGTGTCCGCTCCCGAGAAGGTGGCGAAGCTCCAGGGCATGATGAGTGCCCGGCTCCAGGCCTTCGGCAACGCGGGCGACTTCCCGACCCGGATCAACGAGATCATCGAGAAGTTCCACCTCTCCACGCTCTACGACGCCGGATGGGAGCAGGTCTTCGACGTCAAGGACTTCACCGGCACGAACGAGAGCGGCTTCGACATCCTCGACGTCGAGGACGGGCTCACGTTCCGGAAGGTGCCGATCGACGGCAAAGCCCACATCTACAAAATGGCGGGCGCGAAGACCTCCGTCGACTTCGACATCTATGGCGCGGGCCTCGGCTGGCACCGCACCCTCATCGACGACAAGAAGTACTGGACGCTCGAGGATAACGCCTTCGCGTTCCGGAACAAGTACTACGCCGACATGGCGGCCGTCTTCTACGCCCTCATCGACGCCGTCTCGGGCACGTACAACCTCGCCTGGCAGAACCCCGAGCCCTCCACCCTGGCCAACACGAACGAACTCTACACGGCCAACCGGGACGCCCAGACGCTCAACGCCGCCGCTCAGGCCATCATCACCAGCGTCAAGGACAAGGGCTACGGCCTCACCCTTGACAACGCCCAGTTCGTGGTTCTGGCCCCCTTCCAGCTCATGGGCCGGCTCAACCGGGCTCTTTCGCTCATGCTCCAGTCGGTGAGCGGGTCCGCGACCCAGGCCGCGTTCAAGTTCCGTCCCATCATCACGACCGGCCTCTCGGCCTCGACCTCCTACTACGTCTGCCTGCCGAAGCTCAAAACCAAGGCCGGCAAGCGCATGGATCTCACGATCTTCACGCGCTTCGACGAGGAGAGCTACAGCGACGTCGCCGTGGGCTGGGGCCGGTACGCCGGAGCGATCGGAGACAGCACGCAGTTCCGGCGCTGCGCCACGAGCTAAGTCGGAGGGCCGATAAGCAAATAACGCGGGAGGGGCCTTCGGGGCCCCTCCCGATTCCCCTGAACGGGAGAGGACATGAAGCAAGGCAAGGTCTGGGGCACGACGCAGACGGTCATCCTGGAGGACGGCGTCTCCGTCCACGTGCTCACCATCCGGAAGGGCGGCTTCTCGTCCGAGCATCGGCACGAGAAGAAAGCGAACGTCTTCGCGGTCATCTCCGGCCGGCTTGAAATAAGGATCTGGCAGGAAGACGCGGAAGTTCCGGACGTGACGCAGTTCGGGCCCGGGGAAAAAACAAGCGTCCCGCCCGGCGCCTGGCATCAGTTCCGGGCTCTCGAGGATACGGTCGCGATCGAAGTCTGCGAGGTCCCGCCGGCGACGCGGCCGCTTGAGGCCGACATGGAACGGCGATCGAGAGGCGGCTGTGAGTGAGATCCTGACGACCAGGTCCGCCAGGGTCACCGAGATCTTCAGGGAGACCCAGCGCCGACGCCTGCGCGATGCGAACGCCGACAGAGACGCCGCCTGGGCAAATCTCCGGAGGGTCGGCGTCGGCCGGGCCCCCGTGCTCACGCCGGACCGGGATCTCGACGCCGGGAAGACGATCGCCGACGTCCTTCCGGACGGCGCCTGGCGCGGTCAGCGCGCCTTCATCATCGGCGGCGGCCCGAGCCTCAAGGGCTTCGATTTCTCGAAGCTCGACGGGGAACTCGCGATCGGCGTCAACCGGGCCTACGAGAAGATCGACTGCACCGTCATGTACTCGATGGACGACCGCTTCTTTGATTGGGCCCGGAAGGGCGCTTTCGGAGAGGCCGCGCTCGAGCGCTTCAATTCGTTCTGCGGTTACCGCGTCTGGGCACATTTCCACGGCGATGTCCCGGAGGGCTATTACGGGATCAGGCTGGGCGATGCGGGCGGGCTACCCCTCTCGATCGCGGACGACTTCGGGCATGGCAATAACTCCGGGTACTCGGCCCTTCTCCTGGCCTACTGCCTGGGAGCGAATCCGATCTACCTCCTCGGCTTCGATATGAAGCATGACGGGCGGGCCTCGCATTGGCACGGGGGCTATCCGAGCGGCGGGACGGAAAAGACGCTCGACAGCTTCAGGGGTCCGTTCGAGAGGATCGCGCCGGAACTCGCCCGCGCCGGCGTCGACGTCGTCAACCTGAATCCGGATTCAGCGCTCGAGGCCTTCCGGAAGGCCAGGTTCGAGGACATCCCGGCCGCCCCTATGCCGATGTTCGTTTCCTACTTCACGCGTGGGAACGGATACGCCGAGGAGGCGGCTCACCTGACCAATTCGCTCCGCCGTTGGAACCTGCCGAGGGACATCCGGGAGATCGAAGACCGCGGCGATTGGCAGCGGAACACGCATTATAAGTCCCGGTTTCTGTTTGAGATGCTGGACCGCCATCCCGGGCGGCCTCTCGCCTGGGTCGATTGTGACGCGGTCATAGCCGGATACCCGGCGCTCTTCAAGGGCCTGGACGCCGACGTCGCGGCCAGGTTCCGGGGCGACGAGCTTCTTTCCGGGGTCGTCTACCTCGCGCCCACGGCCGAAGCCGGCGGGCTCATCGAGCTCTGGGACGCGGAGAACGCGAAAAACCCGGAGAAGTGGGACCAGGCGAACCTCCAGGCCGCGCTCGCGCGGTGGGACGGGAAACTCCAGCGGCTGCCGGCCGACTATTGCCACATCTTCGACGACCCGGCGACGGATATGCGGCCGGTCATCGTTCAGTATCAGGCCTCCCGCAGGCTCAAGGAACGGACCGCCGAGATATCGCCCGCGCTCGCCGGCGCGCCGCTCGTCTCGATCGTCATGCCGACCTACAACCAGGCGAAGTTCATCCGCCAAGCGATCGACAGCATTCTGGCGCAGTCTTACCGGAACTTCGAGCTCATCGTTGTCGATGACGGATCAACCGACGGGACGGCCGCGATATTGAAGACGCTCGCGGATCCCAGGATCAGGGTCATCCACAAAGAGAATGGCGGGACGGGCTCGGCCCTCAACTCCGGCTTCGTCGAGGCCAGGGGTGAGCTCGAGACCTGGTTCTCCTCCGACAACGTCCTTTACCCCCAGGCCCTCGAGCGGCTCGTCGGGATCCTGATGAAGCATCCGGGGACCGACTTTGCGTACGGCGATGCGGATATCGGCGTCATGGACAAGGCGGGCGAGCGCGAGACGTCGCGGTCGCTCGTTTCCCGAGAAGTCGGGGGCCAGGCGTTCGAGAAAGAGCGTTCCCTCGGCCACTACTATTTCGGCATCGCCTGGGTCTGGCGCCGAGACCTCCGTATGAAGGCTGGCGCACGGTTCCAGATCGAGCCTTGCGAAGACTACGACATGGTGCTCCGCATGGAGGAAGCGGGCGGCGGATTCGAACTCGCGGCCGAACCCCTGGCCTGGTTCAGGCGCCATGACGCGAACATGACCACGAGGACGCCGATCGCCACCGTCCGAGCCGTCCAGGACAAGGCCCTGGCCCGAAGAGACCACGGCTGTTGGCATCTCTCGAAGATCCCCAAGGTCATGAACTTCTATTGGGGCTCGAAGACGATGCCCTGGCTCCGATACCTCACGCTCCTCACCTTCACGAAGCGGAATCCGGACTGGAAGGCCCGGCTCTGGCGGCCGTCGATATTCGACGAGGCCGCCGGCGGCTGGTCGACGCTCGAGCATCGCGTGCCGATCAAGGCCCGGGACTACTGGCCGGAGGCCCAGCGTCTTCCGATCGAGATCTCGATCTCCGACAAGTGGCCCGGGCTCCATGAGGTGCTGAGGTCCGACCGGCTCCGATGGGAGATACTTTCGCGTCAGGGCGGGGCCTGGTCCGACATGGATATCATCTACCTCCGCCCGGTCTCTGCCCTCGGCTTCAACAAGGCCGAGAACGCGCCGCTCGATTTCACGGTCTCGATCGGGGATTTCCTGCATTCGATCGGCTTCATCCTCGCCGCTCCCGGAAACCCGTTCTATTCCTGGCTCTTCGAGAAGGCCGAGAAGGTTTCCGGCCAGGACCTTTACCAAGGATACGGCGCGCTCCTCATCAATAGGGACTTCAAGACCCTGGCCGACATCAGGAAAAGATTCTCGGGCTCCGTGGTGGAGAACATTCCGATGGAGGCTTTCTACGCGTATGCAACACATGCCGTCACCGAGACCCTTTTCGTTCCGGGCGGGGGGGTCCGGCGCACGGGCCCGGGGACAGTCGGCGTGCACTGGTATGCCGGGCACCCGCTCTCCGGAGAGGCCGTGAATAGGATCACCGCCGACAACTGGGAAACCGAAGACATGCTTATCTGCGAGCACATCCGAGAGGCGCTCAATGGATAGCCGGATATCATCCTATACGGCCGCCAACGCCATCCCCTGGAAACTCTTCCACCATCCCTGGATCCTCGAGCAGCTGCAGGGCGGCTACGTGCAGCCGACGCATATCCAACTTATCCCGACGAACCGCTGCAACCTCAACTGCTCCTTCTGTTCCTGCGCCAACCGGAGCGGCGGGGACGAACTCTCTTTCGAGCAAGCCGGCGATATCGTTGGCCGGTTCTCGCGGATGGGAGCGATCGCCGTAACCATAACCGGGGGAGGGGAGCCGCTCCTCCACGAGAGGATCAATGACATCATCGTCCTCTGTCGGATGCTCGGCCTCGAGGTCGGTCTCGTCTCCAACGGGCTCGAATCCGGGAGGCTCTCGGAAAGCGCTCTGGCCGCCTTGGCCTGGGTCCGCTTCTCTTGCTCCGATGAGCTCCCGCTCGAGAGAGTAGAGGCGGCCATCGAGAACGTGGTCAGCCGTGGCCCGAAAGTCGACTTCGCCTTTTCATATGTCTTGACCCGGACTTTCAATCCGGACAACGCGGCTCGTTATATCGAAGCCGCTAACCGGATGAAATTCACGCACATGCGCATGGTTTCGGATTTGACTGACCTGGGGCGGGTCGCCGACATGGGCAGCGTCCGCAGAACGATCCTGGAGCGCGGAGTCGACGACAGTCGGGTCATCTACCAGGGCCGCAAGGAATACACGCCCGGCGCGAAGGAATGCTGGATCTCGCTCCTCAAGCCCGTCGTCTCGGCCGATGGCTACCTCTTCCCGTGCTGCGGCGCGCAATACGCCGAGGCGGAGGAGACGCTCGATCTGGCCACGTCGATGAGGATGGGGCGGTCAGAGGATATCGAGAAGATCTGGAAGGATCGGAGGCCGTTCGACGGCAGCCGATGTGTCCGCTGTTACTACGCCGCCTACAACGAGGCGCTCGAAGCAATGCTCATGGAAATCCGACATACGGAATTTATTTAGGAGGTGGCACTATGGCCAACGCACTTTACGAACACGGCCGCGAGAACTTCGCTCTCGGGGCAATCCACTGGGCGTCCGAC